CTTTATTTTTGCAAACGCGGCAACTTCTTATTTTTTATTTTCACTGAAGAATTGGCGACTTCCTGCCTTCCTCTTAATGCTAGTTACTATTTTTTCCTATGATCAATACCTATGGATTCACAATACAACAGCAATCGCCTTTTTCATCACCGCTGGATATGCTATCTCAAAGTCACAAAAATACCAATTTTATATAATTCCTTATGTCTGTACGTTGATGCTTTTGTATTTTAGTACGCTATTATGGACAGAGATAGCAGCCATACTAACTATATGTGCGTTCCATCTACATAGGTACGTTAGGTACATACAAATAAATTCAAGTAGAAATAATAGGTAAACATCATTCCTGCTTTTTGAAGAATTGAGCGATATTTATATGAAAGAAAGTTATATGGAAAAGACAGTTTTCGCAGCAGAAGAGATTGAAAAAATTAAAGAGCTTCAGGATAAGTACAACACACTAGGAGTGCAGTTGGTCCAGCTAAAGTTAGCTCAGAAGAATGCTAAAGAGTATTTGAATGGTTTAAATGACCAAGAGCTACTAATTGAACAGCATATATTTGACATAAATCAAGAAGAGAAAGATCTTGCACTACAGCTAGATGAGAAGTATGGGGAAGGTTCACTTGATCTTGAATCCGGTGAATTTACACCAAATTAACGAAAAAATAACGTTTCGAGTTATATTATGATATTTATAATAAGAACTAAACAACACATTATAACATGGCAGAAGTAGTATCACCAGGTGTATTTACAAACGAGAAGGATCTTTCGTTTTTACCTGCTGGAATCGCAGCAATTGGAGCTGCGATCGTGGGGCCGACATCAAAAGGACCTGCATTCATTCCAACCCAAGTAGAAAATTTTAATGACTTTATAGCGAAGTTCGGGGGCTTGAGTGAAGACACCTATGTACCGTACGCAGTTAAGAGTTACCTTAACAGTGCAGCTACTGTAACCGTTGTCCGTATATTACAAGAGGGTGGATATAGTGCTCAAGCAGTACATGTACTTCACACGGATGCAACACCAACTACACGATTGGTTGGGGTTATAATGCCAACAACAACATTAGGATACTCAACTACTAGAACTTACGATGAGTCCGACTTTTCCAACTGGACTGGCGAAAGTGCAACTGGTTCATTTGGATTCACATTGACAGGTTCTGGTGTACCACTTCAAACATTATCAGCATCACTAGATCCAACATCGGCAGACTCTTTGAGTAATGTGATTGGTACATCTGTAAAGGGAGGTAAAGTTGGACACTTATATACATGGTTCAACGACTTCTTAAAATCCGACTTAGGTAGGTCAGGCTCAGTGAGTTTTGTCTCCGGCTCTGATGCATCTGTAGACTATTCAAGCTCACTTTACGGAGCATATGCCCCAGCCGCAACTCCGTATATCACATCACAAACAATTGGTGGTCAAAACTTACAACTATTCAAAGCGGTATGCTTGGCAGATGGAACCGATACAAACACTTCCGTTAAGATAAGTATTATCAACACATTACTGCCAGGAGTAGATCCAGGATCTGACTATGGTTCATTTACTATCCTAGTTCGTGATTACAAAGACACCGACCAACGTCCAAGCATCCTTGAGTCATACACAAACCTTAATCTAGATCCAGATTCATCTAACTATATTAGTAGAAGAATAGGAGATCGTTCTTACTCAGTGAGTAGTGAGGGTGTGGTATCGATCAACGGAGATTATAAAAACGTATCAAAATATATCCGCATTGAAGCTGTAGATGATGTTAAGAATAAAGCAATTAGTGCAAATGTAAAACCATTTGGATTTGAAGCACTTGTTCAACCAATATCATCCAGTTATGCTTTCCCAGCATATGCATTAGAAACATCAACACCAGAGATTAATGGATCTTATAATAAAAAAGCATACTACGGTTGGGACTATTTAACTACAGATAATACAAACTGGTTAAAACCATTAGCAGCTGGTACGGTTCAGGTTGGAACTGGATTTAATTTAGATGGAGCATTTATTCACCCAAGCGCATCAAAGATCAATCCACTATCAACATTCGTCGGAGGTTCAAGTATCTCTGGTTCTACGTTCCGAGGATTGGATGTACCTAACGTACTCAAATTCAACGCACCAATGCAAGGAGGTTTTGACGGGATGGATCCAGCAATTCCAAAAGCAGTAGGAGCTAATATCACATCCACTAATTTGTTCGGAATGAACTGTTCAAGTGCAAATTCTGCAGGTGGAGTAGCTTACTTAAAAGGACTCGATGTAATCAGCAACGCTGATGAATATGATATCAACTTAATTGTAACACCAGGAGCTACAATCAGAGAGCACTCGGCTATCATCAACAAAGCTATTGAAGTAGCAGAAGATAGAGGGGATTGTTTTGTAATCGCAGATCCAATTGTACAAGGTGGTACAGTATCGGCAGCAGTAGCTGCAGTGTCCGACAGTGGAATTGATTCTAACTACGTAGCCACTTACTGGCCATGGGTTAAAATTATCGATACAGATAGGAACAAACCAGTATGGGTACCGCCAAGTGTTGTTGTACCAAGAGTAATGGCATACAATGACACAGTAGCATATGAGTGGTTTGCACCAGCAGGTCTAACTCGTGGAGGAGTATCTGAAGCTGTTGACGTAGAATTGAGATTAAATCAAGCTCAACGTAACGACTTATATGAAAACAAACTCAATGCAATCGCAACATTCCCAGGACAGGGCATCTGTATTTGGGGGCAGAAGACATTACAAGCAAAACCATCTGCTTTAGATAGAATCAACGTACGTCGTTTGTTAATCACATTGAAAAAATTCATTGCATCTTCGAGCCGCTATTTGGTATTCGAAAACAATACAACAACAACACGTCAGAAATTCATAAACATTGTGACTCCATATTTGGAAACTGTAAAATCTCGTCAAGGACTATATGCTTTCCGCGTAATTATGGATGAGTCAAATAATACACCTGATATAATTGATAGAAATATCATGTACGGACAGATTTATATACAACCAGCAAAATCAGCAGAATTTATCATAGTAGATTTCAATATACTTCCTACTGGAGCGAGTTTTGAAAACGCATAATACTTATATATAACAACACACAAAGTAAAAATGGCAAATTTAATAGACACCGACGAAATGTTTTACACACCTTACGAACCTAAGGTACAAAACAGATTTATACTAACAATGGGGGACATACCAGCATTCTTATGTAAGAAAGTATCTCGTCCAGGTATTGAGTGTGGTGAGGTGGTATTGGACCACATCAACATCATCCGCAAACTGAAAGGAAAGTGTAAGTGGAATGACATCACAGTTACAATGTACGATGCAATTGTTCCCTCTGGAGCTCAAGCAGTGATGGAATGGGTACGTGTAGCACATGAGTCCGTAACTGGACGGGATGGTTATGCCGATTTCTACAAAAAAAACATTGATATCTTTGTACTAGGACCGGTAGGTGATAAAGTTGAACACTGGAGCATAAAAGGTGCATATATCAAAACAGCAGTTTTTGGTGATATGGATTGGGCAACTGAAACACCAGTTGAGATAACACTAACATTGGGAGTTGACCTTTGTGTACTTGAGTATTAATTTTTAAATTAACTATAGCTTTAAGGATTCCACAGACACTGTCTATGGAATTTTTAATTTCTGGAAGGTTCGTTGACTTTTTATTTATAGACATACTTATAATAAAGTTACTAATTAATATCTATCTATGACAAAAGTTGTAAGCGACGAGTATCCAGGAAAAATGCTCTCAGACGAAGAAATCAAAGCCAAGTTCGTGGCTGAATCCATTAACACTGGAACCCTAGAGATCACATCATCACCATCAATTGTACCTACCGAAGTAATAGCACTACCATCAAGAGGTTATTTCTATCCCGAAGGTCACATCCTCTCAAAAGGAATTATTGAAATGAAGTATATGACTGCTAAAGAGGAGGACATCTTATCCTCAGCAAACCTAATCAAACAAGGAGTAGTAATTGATAAGCTATTACAATCGCTTATTGTTACTAAAATTAATTACAACGACCTATTGACAGTTGATAAGAATGCAATATTCATAGCAGCTCGTATATTGGCTTATGGTAAGGATTATGAGGTAGAGATTACATGTCCAAGTTGTATGGAGAAATCTACACACGTAATCGACCTAGGAGATTTTGAAGATAAGTTAATTAACTGGGAGGGGTTTGAAAAAGGACAAACAACTCACAACTTCACACTACCTATTGGTAAAAATAAACTCACTTTAAAATTCTTAACTCACGGTGATGAAAAGAAGATTGAAGAAGCGGTGAAAGGGTATAAAAAATTAAGCAAGATATCTGGAATTGATCCAGAACTATCAACAAGACTAAAACATATTATAGTATCAGTAGATGGTAGTGATGATAGTGGTATTATCAATAAGTTTGTAGATAATATGCTATCACGTGACTCTTTGGAATTGCGTAGATATCTAAAGGAGGTTACTCCAGACATCGATACCACCTTTACATTCGAATGCCCACACTGTCAGTTTGAACAAGAAAAGATGGCATTGCCCATTGGGGTAGGGTTTTTTTGGCCTGGGGTCTAACTATAGACCCATGATGCAGGATCAAATATTTGATCTAATGTATTACGGAAAAATGGGATGGACATACACAGAATTATACTGTCTTCCTGTTCATTTACGAAGATACTTCTATCTAAAACTAGCAGATGTTCGTAAAAAGGAAAATGAAGAACAACAAAAGCAACACGCAGAAATAAAATCTAAATCAAGAAGATAAGCCAACCAACGTTGGCTTTCTTTTTTCGTTGATATTTATACCAAAGTCAGCATAATGAAAAAACTACAAATTCAAAAAATTATACGAGAAGCTATTGAAATCGAGTTACACGAACAACAAATCGATGAAGATATAGTGGGTTGGATGTCTGGAGTTGGAAAAAAAATAGCTTACGACATTATAGATAGAAGAGCGCAGGGATTAGGAAGTGCATTGAAATTAGACCCAAAACTAATGAGACTTGCCCAAGATCTAAAGATAACATCTAAAGATCTGGAGAGTAGAATTAACACACTACTAGACAAAGATCCACGTTTTTTAAAGGCATTAGCTACACAAAGAGCTAGAAGATACTAATACATGAGTGATAGATTAGATGTAAATTTAGCGGATAAGCTTAGAATAGCCCTTGGTCTTGCTAAAAGCGAGATGGCGGAGCTAACCGCTATGACTAAAGCCTACGGTAAATCACTACAGATACCCTTTGCTGATGTAATGAAATCTAATAAGGCACGGAAGGAAGAGATAGGCTTAGTTGCCTCACTGACGGCAACAACTACAAAGCTTACTGAGGGTACACAAAAGAGAATGCGACTTGAAAACCTGATTAATCAAGTAAAGCAAACAACCAATGACCTAGCATCTGAGCAAAATCAACTGATGGGTGATCTTGTGTTAAAACAAGTCATGCTCACAGAGTCTTTGCATGGATCATTTGCAGAGCAGGCAAAGAATTACAAGTTACTACTAGACCAAAAAGCATTAAGTGCTGATGATTATGCTGCGAAGATAGCGAGTCTGAAACTTGAGCAACAGGCTAACAACCAACTACAAGATAAGTTAGATTTGACAGAGGAAATCGCAGCATCTATTTTAGAAATCAAAGAAGAGGCTGAGGGTTGGAAGAAGAGCTTTACCAAGGTGTTTGAAACAGCAAAAGCAATAGGAAGAGATCCGGCAGTGATGGGAGCGTTTGTAATGACACAAGGTCTCAAGAAGCTTGAGAAAGCAAAAGAGTCATTTGAGGCATTCAGAAAGCAGGGTGTATCAGCAGGACAAGCCATCGAAGCTCAATTTAAAGGAATGTCTTTGATGTCAATGCTAGGATTATCTGACGTCAAGGGTGTAATGAATGGAGTTATAGAGCAGTATGGATCAGTAAATGCACTATCTAGCGAGACAGTAAGCAAGCTTGGAACAATGGCTCACCACTTTGGTATAACGGGAGAGGAAGCTTTAAAATTAAACGCTACACTATCAAAGATGCCAGGAGAGACTTCGGCAACTGCAGCAGAGGCGATGGAGATAACTGGTCACATGGCTGAGTTACAAGGAATTGCACCTGGTAAAATAATGAAGGATATGGCTAGTAATACAGCAGCCATGGCGTTATATAGTAAGGGTGGAGCAGAGGCATTCGGTAAGTCTGCAATAGAGTTACATAAAATGGGAGTTGAGATAGCAACAGCATCTAAGATAGCTGAAGGTTTACTCGACTTTGATAATAGTATTAATAAACAGATGGAAGCATCTGTTTTATTGGGTAAAGAGATTAATTTAGATAAAGCAAGGCAGTTAGCACTAAGTGGTGACTTAGAGGGATCAACTGCTGAAGTATTAAAAAACATAGGAGGTTCTGCTGAGTTAGAAAAAATGAATGTGTTGCAGAAAAAGGCTTTAGCAGAGGCTACTGGAATGTCAGTAGAGGAACTACTAAAGGCCGTTGACGCACAAGAGGAACATAATAAATATTTCGGTGAGGGAGCTGGTATAGGAGCCACGGCATTGGGAAGTATAATGGAATACGGAAGCGCATCAGCAGGATTCTTCAAAGAAAATGGACTATTATTATTAGCTAGCGTTCAGTTTTTATCGACAGGAAACGGATTGCAGTTAATTAATAACGGTTTAGTTGCTATAAAGAATGGTTTGTTGGTAACTATGAGGGGTCTTGCATATGCAATTAGTTTGATTTACGATAAAGAAAGACAGCAGGCTGCTCTGGGTTGGATAAAACAAAAGGGACAGTGGCTAGCAGAGAAGGCACATTTTGCATGGCGGAAGGTTCAAGCAGCTTTCGGATTTGGTGGTGGTACTCCCTTAGTTGGTCCCATCGATAAGGTAAAGGGTTTATCGGTAGATAAAAAAGCAGATAAATTAGCAGCCGGTGGAGGTGCTGGTGGTGGCCTAAAGGGTTTATCAAAGGGACTAGGTAAACAAGGAATGGGAGCAGCTGGTGTTGGGCAAGGAGTGATTAATCTATTAGGATTCGGACCCGCTGCACTAATAGCAGTAGCAGGTATTCCGTTTATGGCCGCTGCTGCTATCCTTGGAACCGCAACAGGAAACGGATTAGTGGGATTATCTCAAGGACTTAAAGGAAAAGGAATGGGAGCTGGATCGGTAATGATGGGTATAGGAAATGTTGCTTTATTTGCTCTTGCATCAGTAGTAGGAGTTTTGGGTTTACCGTTCTTAATAGGTGTATCTGCATTTGGTTGGTTAGCTGGAATTGGCTTAAAGGGCTTATCTATGGGGTTGAAAGCAATGGGTAGTCCACAGGTAGCATTAGGTGTTGGAATATTAAGTTTATTGGTATTGTCTGTTGGAGCTGGTATGTTGATGTTTGGTGTAGGAGTAGGAATAGCAGCGGCTGGCATGTCACTACTAATGACCTCACTCAAAGACTTACCGTTTGAAAACCTAATAGCATTACCTTATGTGTTCATGGGAATGGCTGCAGGAATTGGCGCATTTGCGTTAGCGGGATTAGCAGCACTACCGATAATTGGAGCATTAACAAGGTTAGCAGCAGTTGCCCCAGCATTAGCAGGACTAATGGGTGGATCTGGTTCATCTAGCGAAGAAGATAAGATGCAGATGATTGCAGATAAGTTAGATGTGCTAATCGCAGTGGCTTCAAAAGGTGGTGACATTAACATGGATGGTAGAAAGGTAGGAGAAATTATCCGACTAGGACTTAACACATCAAATATAAGATAGTATGAAACCTTTTAAAACAATAAGCCTAACTGATAGACTTAAAACAAGCATATACAGTGATATTTCAGCAAGACCATCCTCTGAGGTAGTTCAAGGTGTAATTAATTTAAAAACAAATATACTTTCTCGTCCACCAAACGAATCACAACTGAAATCACTTCCCACCATTCGTAAACGTGGTGAGAGTTTAATAAAGAGCATACCGAAAGTACAACTAGAGGGAACAACACTAACGCTTGCAAGATTTCAAACAACACCATTAACCTCTTTCCTTTTACCAAACGTCCAAACTAAGTTTGGTAAAACAATGCAATTGGCTGATAGACTACAACAGTCATCGAGAATCGAAAGCACGAAACATCTAGCTCAGTTTTTTGTATCAGACACATATACCGATTACATTAAAATCAAACCTTTTGGAGTACTTAATCACATAAGTGATGTGACTATTCCAACATTCAACTTTATTGGAAATAAAGGAGGTGTTGATGTTAGTGTGGGTAGATCGGAAGCAGGAGTCTTAATATCACAGGGTACTTTTTTTACAAATGGAAATTTTATATCCAAAACAGTACTTGGACAACCAATAACTCAAGATGCTATAATAAGAGGACAAGGAGCTGCGTTTTCAAATGGAGAATACAAATCAACAACAAAATTAAATACACCACTAAGTGTTATAAAACAAGGAGGTGTTAATCCAATAGCCGCCATATCACCTATAACGCTAGCGCTATTGCAAGGTGTTACTATTTCTAATGGATCATATACATCTAGCATAAAACCTCTCCGATTAGTCACAAAAGTTAAACTTATACCACTAACCCTATCCAGACCAGGATTCAGTAGTTTGTTATTTAATCAAGGAGAAGTTGAATTATTAAATCGTCGGTATGATAACTTAGTAGTTGATCAAGGGACAATACAACTACAAACAGCAGCATATTTAGCAAGTAGAGCTGTGTCTGTATTTTTACCTAGAATTGGCCACGGTTCCGCACTACTACCTACAACTGATTTCCAAAATGGAGGTGCTTTTAGTCAAACACTTGTAAGAATACAAGGAGGAGATTGGTTTATGACAAATAGACAAGTGGTGTCTGTATCTAAATTATCACAGCTACTCAACTCAGAGTTAAACAAGAGCGACGCTGAAACACTATTAAAGAGTGAGATACTTGGTTGGAAATATGAACGAACTGGTATAAGACAAGGGAAGGATCCCGAAGGTAATGTGAGGGTTGTAAACCAATCAATACCATCAGTGTGGAATGCAAATACAAACAAACCAATACCAGGTGTAATAGAGAAAAGGAGTTTATTAAACAAACCAAACGTAGAGCAAGATGAGCATAGTGATTTTGTAGCATTTCAAATAGATAGTATTTCTGGAGGTAGTATTAGGTTTAAGGCACTTATTACCTCACTTAGTGATAGCTGGAGTCCAAGTTGGTCTGATATAAACTATGTTGGACGGCAAGACACTCTTAGAGTGTTTAAAGGAGTAACTCGCAATGTAAGTTTTGGATTTAAAGTAGTAGCGTGGTCAAACGCTACAACTATGTTCGAAAAACTACAAAACCTAGCTCGTATTACATCGGTGGGTTCACCTACTGGACCTGGGTATGTAAAGGGACCACTAATCAAGTTGACTTTAGGAAAAATGTTTGATAAAGTGTATTGTGCATGCACCTCTTTAAAATTTGACTTCAATCCAGCAGAATTCACTTGGGACATTGACAAACAACTACCAATGTTAGCGGATGTATCAATGGATGTAGCGATATTAACATCAAACAATGCACAGATGTTGGATTCAAAAACTAACACCTACTTTAATCACTAAGTATGAGATACGAAGATATACCAAATAAAATTGATATAAATGGCAGACGAGTTGTTAGAGCTACACTATACCCACCCATCCCAAGAAAGGTGAGTGACACATACGTACGCACAACACCAGGAGATCGCATTGATATACTTGCTCACCAGTATTATGGTAATGTAAATATGTGGTGGTTAATTGCAGAGGCTAATGGCGTTGGAAAAGGTAGCTTTGCACTAACACCAGGATCTTTATTGAGAATCCCAAAAGAATATGATGACGTACTTCAGGAGTATATAAGATTAAACCAATAAGTTATGAGTAATCTATTTAGCTTAAAAAGTGTACCAGTAGGTACTAGAGATGAGTTAACTGCACGATCTACTGTAAGAGGTATTACTTGGGCTGCACAAAGGTTTCCGTGGATTAGTATAGAGTCTATGAGTACTGGGTGTACAGAATATAGTACAATGTCAAGCAAAATTAATACAAAAATCGATGGAAGTTATGAGAGTGGTCTTGTAAGACCAAAAGCAACTGTAACTGGGGTAAAGGTAAAAAAGCAAGGAGAGTTGGGAACAACCAGAAGCTGCACAGTTGAGCTCAAGGCATTCACTGACTTACAACTTATAGCACTACAAAAATGTTACTTTATTCCAGGAATGACTGTAAGAGTTCAGTGGGGGTGGTCAACATCAACGTCAGGAGCAAACCCTCCACAACTAGTTACTGGTGGTTTATCAGATAGTAAAGCTATTTGCCAAATGCAAACCAAAGCTGGTAGAAGTGCAATATATGATGGACTGCAGGGTTTGATAACAAACTTTAGTTTCAAGCTAAATAGTGAAAACATCTGGGATTGTAGTTTTGAACTAGTAGCCGCTGCAGAGGCAACTGGTGAAGCAAAAGTGGCGGTACACAACGACAAGTGTAAGGGTTGTGAGAAAACATTCAAGAGTGATGATGGAGGTAAGGATGTTGTTGAAAAACCAACACTATTGGGTGGTTTTTTCTATGATGTAGATGCAGCAGCTAGTGATGGTAAGCACTCCTTTGCAAATTTTAAAAGCAGGTTTGAAGCTCCATTGTTCCCTTATTCTCCAGTCATCGCAGGGGGTAATTATGAGGGTGAGGATAGAGATGCTACCGGTGGTTCTTCCCAATCTAGCTGGTCATTTGGTAATTATGACACCACAGAGGGGTATATATCATACTACACGTTAGAAGCAGCAATAAATAGATACTCATTCCCAACACACAATAAACAGTTTATTCTAGGGAGAATAAAGAGTACCGATCTTATGGTAAAATCACATCCACTTCTTGAGTCAGGAGATCCAAGAATATGTGTAATACCTGGATCACCACAGCTGCTGTTGGCTAGTATAAGAGGTAATTGGTATTGGAGGGGATTTGTTCCGAGTATATGGAGTCCAGATGAGTTTGACTTTGGTGGGGTAATGATAAATTGTGTATTCCTAGCAAAGGAGTTGAAAGCGGTAGAGGATGGTGATAATAAAGTTCATACATTTCTAACTAATGTTATTAGAAGCATTAGTAACGCTTGTGGTGGTTATTGGAATGACCTACTAGAGGTGGTTAGTACTACGGAGGATTGCAATACACCAAATGAAGTACCAACAATATCTGTAGTGGATATGAGAACATACATTTCACCACCACCGTACGCAGTACCATCTAATCCAAATAACTCTGTAATACGTGATTTGAATTTAGATATGAAGCTCCCTGGAGCAATGAAGAGTCAAGCACTATACTCAAATGGAGCTAAGCAAAACTCAAAAGGTGCAAAATGTGATACAATACCATTTATTCCATTTGGTTTATCAGATGCCGGTTCAATAGGGGTAAAGGGTAAACCTAAAGCTGTAGATCCCCCACCATGCGACTGCGAAAACGATAATCAGGATGACGCAGAAATCCCTACTTTTGATGATATATTTGACGATATGTATTCTGTTGTAGAGGATGGAACAACAAAAACCGCGATTAACACAATTACATCAGCTATCAATGGTAGTGATAAAGCAAAAGAGGTTTGTGTAGGTATGCCATTACCATTTGATTTTGGTTTTACGGTAGATGGAATAGGCGGGTTTGCTTTTGGACAAGCAGTTACTTCAGATAGAATACCACCAGCAATAGCAAACGCCTTTGATTTTCAAATAACATCAGTTGAACATGATATATCAATACAAGATTGGACTACAACAGTAAGCACCCATGCTCGATATAAAAAACAAACAACATAGCAATGAAATCTAAAAAGAAAAACAGATCTGGAGGCATTAGTATATTCTCATCTAGAAAGAAAACCCAAACACACCTATACACTAAGGGTGGGGAATTTAGCTTAGATGGTGTAGATTATATAGGTGAGTTTCACATAGAGGGTAGTTTTGCTTTTACTGGACCAACTCCTATTGACATAGGTACTAATATAAACAAAGTAGGTGATCCAGATTTGGTTAAATCAAAGATAAAGCTATCAGCTGCAGAAACAAACTCTAGTGGAAAAATGCTAGGAAGAGTTTATCTTGAACAATACCAATATGATTACGAAAAAATAAAGAATTTTGATATTTCAATTCGAAACTTCGCTGATCCAATTCCATATCTATACAAACCTAAAGACGCCGCTTTCGAAGCAGGAGAAGATGAGAGGTATTTTGTACAAAAGAGGGGTGATGATGATAGCTATGTTGTTGAGATTGATAGTGGTCAGTGGGAGAGGTTAGGTCAGTATGGTGGTATTGATGATGGACTATATGCACACACTAGTGTGATTTGGAAGTTAGTTGGATCTTTTGATTTAATAGCTCAACAAAACGAACTTGCACTTTTCAAAGCTCAAAAGATCATTCCAAGTATTTTATTTTCAATAAAAAGTTTTACAGAAGAGGCTCAGTTTACTAGATTTTGATATTCGAAATATAATTAGTATATTGTATGTATGATTATAGACAACATACAACAGTTAGAATCGCTTTATGGTAAAAGTCTATTCGTATATCCAATATTACAAGATAGTAGGAGGCATGGTATAGAGGGTAATATAATTGCACTTGTCTTAATTGATACCAACACAAAGGAAACCTTCTCGGTAAGCAAGAATCATCCAGATGGATTATATCAAGTAGAAGACTTCCACTTCCTGGATTACTGCAGTGTATTTAGCTATGATACCATTCTATTTAAGTATGCAGGATATGAAACAGATAAGTTTATTGATGTCCAACTGCAACACTACCTCAAAACAAATAAGAGTTGTAATTTCGAAACACCCACAATAATAAACCATTACACTCGATATCTTTCAGAATGTAGTATATTAGGCTCGTTGGTTAGTTTACCTAAACATGAGAGTATTGCTTACGATTTGTTTAATAGGGTATTTGTAGAAGAGAGACAACCCGGCCTAGCATACTATCAACAGAAGTTGATTAGCTGCTTTTATATGATCGAAAAAAATGGTCTAGAGATTGATAGTATGTTATTTGAGGGTAGATTTGGTAAAACCTTCTCTAGAGTTAAGGATAGGAGCTACACACAATATAACTACTATACAACAACTGGACGTCCGAGTAATAGATTTGATAAAATAAACTTCGCAGCTTTAAATAAAGAGGATGGTACAAGAGAGTGCTTTATTAGTAGGTTTGATGGTGGGAAGCTGGTAGAAATAGATTTTAATGCATATCACCCTAGATTAATAGCATCTCTGGTGGGATATGACTTTGGAACAGATGATGTATATGAGCATTTGGCCAAGCACTACAACAACAGCGACACTCCAACAAAGGCTCAGATAACCTCTGCTAAAGAGGCAACATTTAGACAAATATATGGTGGCATAGGTAAACAATATATGCACGTTCCATTCTTCCAAGCAGCTAGCGGCTTAGCTAGACAGCTGTGGTTATTTGGAAACGAGCATGGGTATATAGAGAGTCCAATATCAGGTAGAAGGCTTATACTAGCCAACCACAAAGATATCAACGAATACACTCTATTTAATTATTTCATCCAAATGTATGAGACTGAGTTTAATGTATTAATACTTGAACCAATCCTATTAGGGTTAATAGGACGAAGAACAAAACCAGTATTATATACTTATGATAGTATTTTATTTGACACACCACCGGATGAGTTAGATTTTTTACTACAAACTGTGATTCCAAATGCAATCGATATTACTAAATTTCCTATCAAAACAAAGAGTGGATCTAACCTTAGCAATCTAGCTGTTTATTAAATTAGATACTATTTATATAAAAAGGCACACCCTATGAGTAAGTCATCAAACAAACTAACTATTAAGAATTACATAAGAGAAGAGATTGAAAAAGTTTTACGAGAAAAGAATGTCCAGTTCAAACGTAAGAGTTCTCTTGAGGAGTTAGAGTCAGCTGATAGCGCTGTAGATGACCAAAAGGTATCCCAATTAGCGGGGCAGAAGGCTGATAAAGAAAAGCAAAAAGCCGCTATGGATGGTGAGATTGCAAAACTAAAGCAACAAATTGACGCTATTGAGAAAAAATAATGAGGCTACAACTACTCTGCACTTTCACACACATAGATAAACTCCCAAACTGCATTGGTGAGATTTATAAAACACATACGGTAGAATCTGTTACCAATGTTAAATGTTATTCCTACGTAGATGATACAAATAGTATTGTGTGTATTTATAACGTAGAAGGAAGTGCGAGAAGAATGAAGGATACAATCTCGATCAATAGAAAAAGACAATCAAACACTCTATATAGTATTAATGCACTCAATGCTTTGATTCGCACACACAATGGTGGAGTCTTAGATAAAACATTTAGAATAGATTGGTCACAGTACCAAGATATATTATTACTATCAGATAGTGAGTACAACTGCAGAACAATAAAAATACAGGAGCTTTCACATTAAGTGTTGCAAAAGTAGAAAAAAAGTAGTATAGTTAAGTAAGACCAGTAAAAAAGAGGAAAGATCCTCAATAAGGTCAGTAATAATCAAATAAATAAATAATAGTATGGCGATCAATTTAGACGCGATTAAAGCGAAGTTGCAAAAGATGCAACAATCAACAGCAGGTGGATCTAGAGCAAGTGACTTTATGTGGAAACCACCAGTAGGAAAATCTCAAGTACGTATTGTACCCTACGCATTCGACAAAAACAATCCATTCTTGGAATTGTATTTTCATTATGAAATTGGTAAACGAACCATGATATCTCCGATATCTTTTGGAAGACCTGATCCTGTAGTTGAATTCGCAGAGAAATTAAAAAAGTCTGGTGATAAAGATGATTGGAAGTTGGGTAGAAAGATTGAACCTAAATTTCGAGTATATGCTCCAGTAATTGTACGTGGTGCAGAACACGAAGGTGTTAAGTTTTGGTCTTTTGGAAAACAAGTTTATACAGAGCTGTTATCAGTAATTACAGATCCAGACTATGGAGATATTACAGATTTAATGAATGGCCGTGACGTATCCGTAGAACACATTGCTCCAGACAAAGAAGGTGGATTCCCATCATTTACAGTACGAGTTAAACCAAACACAACTCCTGCAACAACCGATAAGGAAATAGCTGAAAGTATTGTATCTAATCAAAAAGAAATCACAGAGTTGTTCACTGAACCAACTTATGAGGATATGACGGATGTATTGGCTAAGTGGTTAGATCCATCTACAGACACAGATGACCAAGGCACAAAACCGGCTATCAAACCGATTGTAGGAGCTACAACAGCTACTAACGCAGATGATATTAATTCTGCTTTCGATTCGTTATTTAATTCTTAATACACAAACAGTATGGCCAAGTCTACAAAGACACCCGACGAAATATCGGGAAGGGATGAACTTGCTTCAATATTAGCAGATAGCTTAAATAAAAAGTTCAAAGATTTTAAGGCTGCTCACTTCTTATCGGGAGAGGAGAATACTCCAACAGATTTAACAGAGTGGGTCGGAACTGGCTCAACTCTGTTAGACTTAGCAATCTCAAACAGGCCTGATGGAGGTTTTCCAGTAGGTAGAATAGTTGAGCTTCAGGGCATGGAGGGATCTGGGAAATCTTTGATAGTAGCTCACGCACTAGCAAACACTCAGAAGAAAGGTGGACTAGCTGTCTACGTCGATACTGAGAATGCTTTAAGCGAGGAGTTTTTAAGAGCTGTAGGTGTTGATGTAACAAATATGCTATATCTTCCTTTGGAAACTATTGAAGATGCTTTTGAGGCTGTAGAGAGTATTATTGAAACGGTTCGTAAGAGTTCTAAAGATAGATTGGTTACAATAGCAATAGACTCTATATCAGCAGCTACCACGAAGGTTGAACAAGAAGCAGACTTTGAGAAGGATGGATGGGCAACAACAAAGGCTATCCTAATGTCGAAAGCAATGCGTAAGATTACTAACATCATTGCAAAACAAAGAGTACTGCTTATCTGTACCTCACAGTTGCGTGAAAAAATGGGTGTGATGTTCGGCGACAAACTAACGACAAGCGGTGGAAAGGCTTTAGGTTTCCACGCTAGTTGTCGAATTAGATTAAAAGGAGTTGGTAAATTAAAAAGTGGAGCTGGTAAGACTGAACAGATTATTGGAGTGCAAACAGAAGCACATGTAATTAAGAACCGTATGGGTCCTCCATTTAAAAAAGCAACATTTGATATATATTTTAACTCAGGCATCGACGATTACAATAGTTGGTTGACTATGATGAAAAATCATGGAATCATTACAGTATCAGGAGCATATTATACCCTAGTTAATGAGGAAACCGGTGAAGAGATAAGATTTATGTCTAAGCAGTGGCGAGGTATGTTGGAGCAGAGCGTAGAACTAAAACAATATTGTTACAAAAAAATCTGTGACATCTATGTTATGAGATACAAAGATCAAAATCATATTGATCCAGATCAAGTATCTGTAGATGAAGGAGAAGTGGAGGATTAGAGTTATGAGTAAAAATAAACAGTATTTAATTTATCTCAAAGAGATACAAAACCAAAAAGCCGTTGACGTTCAGCACCTCCATTCTAGGGTGTTGATTGTTGACGGCCTTTGAGTAAACACATTCATTAGAGCCTATTCAGCAAGTCCAACAACAAACATCAATGGCGAGCATGTCGGAGGTCTGTCTGGATTTTTATTAAGCATAGGTCATGCTATCAAGTCAATTAACCCAACTCGAGTAGTTGTTGTGTTTGATGGTAAGAATGGGTCTGCAAAACGTAAAGCACTATACCCAGGATATAAGGCAAATAGAAAATTCAAAATAAGACTGAATCGAGCGGTTACTG